CTTACGTTATTGGTTGTGAAAGGAAATTTTTCTTCACTGTAGATCTTCACCCGTTCCTCATAGTGCTTCAATGTGAAGTTTGTATAAGGACCATAACGTAGATCATCAGCGATATCGTACAGCGTGGCTGCTTCTTTGTTTTCACCTAGACGTAGCACACGACCGATAGATTGCAATGCTCGAATCTTACTCTTTGTTGGCGAGGAGAATATAATATTATGTAGGTTACGAATGTTTACGCCAGTCGAGAACGTTCCGTAACTTGCCACAATGATCGCATCATTTTCTTGTTCAGTAATATGTCTTACTGCTTCGCGATCTTCTGCTTCAACCCCACCATGAATAAAGAATACTTTTCTGCCGTTTGCTTTTTCAGTTATCCATTCATATAATAGTTTACCGTGTTTTTCGACATAAGTAAACAATACAAGACTATTGCCTTTGAGATTCAATGCAAGATCAGTGATGAAGCGATTGCGACCTTCATGTTGTGTCAGAAAGTTCATCTCATCAGGATATGTAAATCCTTTGATGGACTTGCAAACAACCTCAGGATACTTCAATACAATACATTTGATACTGAAGTTGGCTAATTGCTTTCGTTCAATCAGTTCTTTTGTAGAAATAACTTTGAACGTTGGTCCAAACAATCCCTCAAGAACGAGTTTATTTACTTTGCTATCATCAAGTGTACCTGTTGTGCCAATACGCACATCACAGTTGATGAGTTTAGTCATGATGCTTGTGAGAGATTTTGCTTTGAATGTGTGTGCTTCGTCACCGATGATAAAATCAAACTGCGCGAAGTATTTCTTTGGCATCTCATAGATAGACTGCCAAGTTGATATTACAAGATCACTATCAGGTATCTTGCTCTCACCGCCATAAATCTTTTGGCAATACTTTTCTACATCCCATCCATTAGCAGATGAATAGTTTTTAAAGTCACTATGCATCTGAGTGACGAGATTGATCGTAGGAACAATCAACAACCCTCGCTTCTTACCTGTGTTCAGCAGGTGACGGATCATCATATAGATGATTAATGATTTTCCCGATGCGGTTGGTGAAATGAGTACAGTTCTCTTTTTCGTAAGTCCGACGCTAGACGCAAGTAACTGATAATCTCTGGGCTCAATTGACAAAGAAAGAGCTGAAGCCAAATTTTTGGTGTCAACGGGATAGATTTCCTTTTCTTCATCGATGTACTCGCAGGTATAGTTGCTATCCTTACAAAACTTTTTGATATACGGAACTAAACCAAGATAGATTTGTCTTGTATTCAGATTCAAGAGTCGAATCTTTCCATCCCAATATTTATTGCGAAAGGCTGGAGAAAATTGGTAGCCTGGAGTTGAGAATGTAAAAAACTCTGACATCTCTTGCAAGATGGCAGGTTCAGCAGTCACTTGGACATAGATGTTATTTACTTTTTCAACAACGACGTGTTCTATCATCGAGCACCTTGAATGAACTTCTCCCAACCCATGTACTCTTTCAATTGCCACGTGCGATTGTTCAATTCTTTCATGACATTGGTGCAGAAACTTGCTGCTTCTTCATGATAGGCTTTTTTGCGTTTCATTTTTGCAAGATCATCATCACCGTCAAGATAAACTTGTATGTCTGACTTGAGAGTAAAACGAAACGGTTCCCAACCAAGTTTATCAAGTTCTTCTTGATCTAACTTGCCATTATAGTACATCCATTTCAGACGCTTGAGTTTGTCATATTCCAATCCTGCTCTCTTTGCAGCAAGATTATGGAGTGACAAATATTTGTTGTATTTGTTATGAAGCAATGGAATGCGCAGGATTTCTTTGCCAGGTTCCGTAGTATCTACTTCGGAATCCTTTTCCCATTGCTGCATTAATTCTTCGAGTGGAGGTGTTTCTATTTTCATGCATCAATTATAAATCATTTCAAATCAAAAGACAAGTCAAAGCAAGAGTTGTCTTACAAGGATTGCACCAGTATAATCAGTATGTCTGGTTTGATCGGGACTCTCAAGAATTCTTATAGATTATCTTATTCTCTCATAATCATAGTAAGAGAAACGGAAAGTTGCATCAGCAACAGCAATATTTTCCGCAGTGTCTGAAACATTGAATAGAATTGTTGACAATGATGTTGGGAAAATGTCGTAAAACTTCACACGAATATTTGGATTATTTTTATTTGTGTAAACAGTTAGAATTGCGTTTCCGTACTGAGGTCGTTTTTCTAATTGATCGCGAAGAAATTGACTATCAATAGAACTTGAAGATCTTACTGCTTCTTTTGCACTTCTTGCAAGTCCAACGTATTCTTTAAAGTCTGTTGGGAAAGTGATGCCACGCATCCAATCATGCAGTTCAAGCCATGTTCTTAGATCTTCATCCACAAAGAATGTGATATTGAATGTATCATAAACCAGTTTTTCTCCTGGCACATACAAATCAACAAACGGAGTTGAACGTACAACTTCTGTGAGCGATACTCCTGGAAAATTCGCAACTTGGCAAAAATATGTTACTCCAGGCAAACGATCAAAAGTTAATCTAAATTTTGTACTTTGTAATAGATCTGTGTTTTCTGGATTTCTATTCAGTACTGACATTGAGAGATTTCCGTGAATGGGTATAAATTATTTAGGTAATAAAAAAGGGGGAGTCTTTCGACTCCCCCCAGTTCTTTGCCTTTTTGTTATTATCAAGTCGGCAATAACTTTTTAGCCCATCAATTATTGATTGATGTTTAGAACAACGAACTTACGATAGTACATGTTCGTGTCGTGGGCTAGAGCACCAGTACCAGCACCAGTTGCAAATGGATTTGCTACGAGACCATAACGTGTCTTGAAGCCAACCTTTGGCTGGTAGGTTTGTGGATCAATTGCACGGACCATTTGTAGTGGGACGTATGGGCAGTAGAAGAGACCAGCGTCATAAGCATTGGTTCCCTTGTATCCTACTACGCAGTAGTCTGTACCAGCAACAGAATATGGATCAACATAAACTTTGATACGACCGAATAGTGTACCAGCGAATGTGTTGCCTGTATCGTCAACTGTTAGGTTTGTGTTGTTTGATAGTGCTGAGTTGTAGTCTAGAAGACCAGTCATTGCAAGAGCAGAGGCAACGTCTGTTGAGACGATAACCATGTTGCCCTTTCCGCGACGGGTGTCTTTAGCAATCTTATTTGCTGCTCTTTCGATAGCGAACAAGAGTGACTTGTACTTCTCAACCTGCCAACGACCGCTTGTGTCGCTTGCTGAAGAGAGGTTGAAGACATTGCCAGTTGCGTTGTTTGTGATACCTGCGTTAGCAGTTGCATAAACTGTACGAACAACTTCGCGGTTGATTTCTGCAAGAATTTCTGTTGACAAGATATTTGTCAATTCTGTTTCTGCGTCGAGACCGTGAATTGCCTTGAGGTCTTGTGCAAGTTCTAGCGTGTATGATGCTTGCAAACCACGTGTATTTGCTGTAACAGCAACGCGATCGATTTGGAAGCCCATGTGTGCTAGGTTTGCTGATTCGCCGAAGGCTGTTGAGAAGCCAGGACCTGTATTGTCAAGACCCCAAATTGAGGCATTGGCATTACCAGGATTGACTGCTAGAGTTGATTGTGTGCCTGTTGCAGCATTACCTGAGTGACCTGTGTTTGCTTCGTTGTACAATGCTTCACCAGCACGTGCTGTTGCAGATGCATAGGTTGAGCGCATTGCGAAAATCAAACCTGTTGGACCAGTCATTGGCTGAACACCGCAGATGTCATAAGCCATTAGGTTTGGTAGTGCACGACGTACAAGACCGATTAGGATTGGGTCGAAGCCTTTGATGCTGCCTTCTGAACCAACAACTGGTGACATACCGCCACCGACGTTATTTGGTAGACCGCCACCAGCGACTGAACCAGCTTCCCATAGGTTTTGCATGGAGCGTGATTCTTCCATAAGGGCACGTTCTTGGTTCTCTAGAACAAGTGCAGTAACTGCACGCTTGTAAGGATCTGTGATCTTTGGGAGTTCTGAGTGATCAAGAACTGGAGCCCACTTCTTTGCATATGTTTCGTTAAGATACATGTTATAACTCTCCTGAGTTCTTAGTTTAAATTAGGCTTTTGGAGCCGTTTTTGTGATTGCTTGTACATAATGTTTCATCATACCATGTAGTTCTGCTACTTCTGGTTCTTCAACAGCTGTTTCTTGAAGAGCCTTTACCTCACTTTTCACATTTGTTTTTGTTGGGAAGTAGTTCTCGCGAATTACTGCGAGCTTATTATTAAACTCACCCTCTGTGGTGAACTCCACGCCCTCTGCGAGCGATTTCATTTTCTCAACCTGTACTTCGGTTAGACCTTCACAGATTTTGCGAATTGCTTCATTTTTCTTTGCTGCGTTTAGTTCTTCTGAAAGAGCCTTAATCTTTGTTTCTGACTCTTCTGAAAGTTTAGCAACTGATTCTTCAAGTTCTACAACTTTAACGGCAAGTTCTTCTGCAACATCGACTTTCTCTTCAGGAATTTCGATGTAGTGTTCTGCAAATAGATTCTTTAGACCGCCAATGAAGTCGTCAACTAGTTCTGCGCGAAGACCAGCTTCGATTGCAACTTTATTATCTTCAACCCATTGCTCAACAACGTAGTTTAGATATTCATCAACTTGAGTTGACATTTCTTCTTTGATTGATTCAATTGCTTCTGTAAGAACCTGATCATTTTCAGACATAACGTCTTCGATGATTGATTCTACGCGAGAATTAACTGCTGCTTCGAAGATTGTTGTTGCTTTTGTGCGGAACTCTTCAGAAAGTGATTCGCCATTGAATAGCGCATCAACATCTTCCTTCATTGACTTGCTGTGCTTCTTAACCATATCTTTCATCATGGTTTTCTTGGCTTCAACAAGATCTTCTTCTGAAATTTCAGCAACTTCTTCTGTTGTTTCTTCAGCTTCAGCAACAACTTCTGTTGTTTCTGCAGCAACTTCTGCAACAACTTCTTCTTCAGAGGAAACTTCTTCTTCAGCGATTACATCTTCTTCTGATGCATCAGTTTCTTCCATTGCTTGAACTTTGGCTGACTTTGCGTCGCCTTTTGCAGCAGGTTTAGCAGCAGGAGAAACAGCAGCTGCTGCCTTCTTACCTACTTCACCGCCTTCTGCGTCGGTTACTGTTGAACCACCGAGATCGTCCATCTCAGCTGGTAATTTCTTGGCTGCTTCTTTTCCAGCATTCATTGAAGCCTTAAGAATTTCTGCAGCGGATTCTGATAGTGATTTTGACATTGTACTAAACTCCTGAAGAGATAATATTATTTATAAATTTTAAAGTTTTGACAAGAAATTCTCAAAGATCTTCAATGAGATTTCGTCGATTTGTTTTTGCTTTGCGTTCTTGATTTGGTTATAATAAGCATTGACGTCAATTTCTTTTACAACGCCATTATCCCAAACCCACTCTTTACCTTCCATAATACCTTGAACGAAAGCACCTGGCGCGGATGGATCCGCTACAATATCAGCCGCTGTGGCTAGATAATAATCGTCTTGAACCACGTTAACACCGTTCACTTCTTTAAGTGAACCCATTCCACGTGAAGATACACCAAGAGTCGCACCACCTTCCATTAGTGATTTGGCGATTTTACCCATTGGTGTTTCAAGAATTTTTGCTTTGCCGACGAAGATATTACCATCTTCTTTGAGGCTAGTGATTAGATGAGAAACGCGATCTAGATTAATAGATGGTGAGTCTGGATGACCCAACTCACCAAATGCGCGATTCTTATCAACGTATTCTTCGCTGTAACGCTTTACTTCTTTTGCAAGAGTTTCTTTTTTGTACATACGTCCGTTGCGATTCTTTTGCTCAGCAACGAGGAATGGACCTTGAATGAAGAGAGTTTTAACACCGTTACTTTCTTCGGTGATTAATTTTACTTCTTCAATATTTTCTGTAATTAGTTTCATCTATTTTAGCCCCAATGATTTTCTCTTTAATAGAGATCTTTTTCTTTTCAACAATGCTCGAGCCATTTTTGCCTTTCTTTTAATTTTTGCTCTGCGCGCGGCAAGTTTTCTCTTCATTCTTTCTCGTGGCAACATTCTTACCAATTTGCCACCACGAATTGTATATCCTTTTACAGCAGAAAATACTTTACGACGCTGCACCTTTCCGCCACGAACTCTTGCGCGAATGATCTTTTTTCTGCCCATTTTTTGGACATTTGCTTCAGCAATAATTTCTCTAACTACTTCTGATACAATGCTCATTCGTCACCAATGGTAAATTTAACTCTGCTTAATGCAAAGTGTGCTGCTTTCTCAAATCCTTTTGGATGTGTAAGCATATCAGCAAATTTCTTTTTATTTTCATCATTCAATGCACCATGAACCATATGGATGGCTTTTGCTGCACCGTGACTGACCTTTAACTTTGATCCATCAGCAAACTTCATGTGACGTGACGTTTGTTTTGGGGATTGCTCTTGAGCAAATTTTGCAACTTGATCAAGACTTTCCATAATTTCTTCTTGTTCAAATTCTTCTGCTTGAACGCCAGGAAGAACTTCTGTTTGTGTACCTGAACCCTTATATGGAATTGTAAACACTAGACCTAATCTAGAATTTACATACATTGCAACGCGACGACCATCTGGGAAAATTCTAATGCCAGTACGCTTTAATACAAGCATTGGTGGTGGCATTGTTTCATCTTTTAATGTTGCTTCACAAATTTGATCTTTATCAAGAATATCAAATGAATTCATTAATGGTTTTTGAGAACCAGATGGTTTCAATACTTGCAATTGTCTTCTGAAACGATTCATTGGAGTATTTTGTCCTAATGAATCAGAAGGAACATGAGAAGCAACTGACATATAATTTTTTCTTTCTGTTGCAGAAAGTTTACTTAAAATTTGATTTGCAGGTGCATTTGGTGTTTTTGCAGCCTGTGACATAAACTTCTCATGACCAGTTGCAGCTGCACTTACGTTTAGATCTCTAAGACCTAACGTAGATTTAGCAGCATTCAATTTTGCAAGAAGATCTTTATTCTTCTGTGGCGACGCTGGTATCTGCTTCTGCTGACTCTGCGCTTCCACCAACTTCTGCTTCAACTGTTTCAAGTTCATTTGATTCTTCTGGTGTTTCTGGTGTTAATAATTGCGATGCGATTTCGACTTTCTTAACATCTAATGCATCTGAAACTTTTGATGCAATTGCGTCATTAAAGGCAGCTTGAAATGCTTCTTTATCACCAGCAATTGCAGCACTAACTAAATCTACATTTTCCATAATTATCTCCAATTATTATTTAGTAATTTGTGCACTAAATGCACTATTGAGATCTTGTTGTGGTAATGCTTCTGGTGCTTGAGTTTGCATTGGCAATGATTGTTGCATTTGCATATTTCCAGAAGGCAAAACACCACCGCTTTGATCAGACAACTCACTCTGCTCTTCTTCAATTTCTTTTTGCATTTTCTCGATACCATCTTCATCAAATTGAAGTACGTGCTTCTTGACCCATGCTCGAGAAAAATATGTTCCAACATATGGATCGATCTGATTCATCAATTGCAATCTAGAAGCCATCAATTCAGCTTCTTTTAATTCCATAAAGTTATTATCTTTTAGGAAGTCATAATGAATAGTTTCTTTTAATTGTTTCCATTCATCGATAGAACAAATGCCTTTTAATGCAAGCTGGCGTTCCATCAACTCATCAAACAAAATACTAAATTTTGTTCTCAAACGACTGATGAATTTACTAAACTTCAATTCATCACGCGTGATTTCTGTTGAACGACCAAGTGTAAATCCGCTTTGTGATTCTAAACGAGAAACTGGAACGTTTAATGATTTGTATAGTTTTGATTCGAAATATTTAACGTCAGCCATTTCGCCAAGATTTTGTCCTGATGGTAACGTTGTGATTTCTGTTGATTTACCTTCACCGCGACGTGGAATCCAAAAGTCTTCCATCATTGACATAAATTTACGATCGTCTTTAACTTCGCCAGTTGCTGAGTCATAGACAACTTTGTTTCTAAATTTCGTCATAATATCGCGCAAGTATTGCTCAGATTTAATTTTAGGCATATTGCCAACATCGATGTAGAACACACGACGTTCTGGAGCACGACTTAAACGATAGATTACAATAGCGTCCTCAACCATTCGGAGCTGGTTGAGGGGCTTTATCGCTTTGTGAAGGTACGATAAGACCATTTGTCTCTTCGGATCCATTAGACCAGAGTTAACATTAACAATTGCATCAGCAGCAATTTTAACACCAGAGTCAGATGAAGAAGATATTAGTGTTTGACCTTGAGAAGTTGCCTTCTCATTGTAAATGTAGAATTCTTGAGTTCCCGTTACAACTTCGATGCCAGTTCTTGGATCTTTTTTCTTGACAACGTTGCGAACTTTTTTGATCTTTCTTGGATCGATGTATACCAATTCTTGAATTCCAAGTTTTGGTTGCTTTTCGTCAATTAACACTTGATAGAATAATCTTCCGTCAATATACCAATTACGAAAAACTTCTTGACCAAAATTTGAGAAATCTAGTAAACGAAGAACATTTTGGAATTCTTCGCGGATCATTTCTTTAATTTTATCTGGCTGTTCAATGTCGTCTAAGATAATAGTGACAGACTTACCAGCTGTATCGTGAACAACAGTTTCATTAACAATATCATCAATTGCTGATTCTAATTCTGGTTGCATCGACATCTCACGATATCGAGAAACTAAATCATTTTCGTTTTTGAAACTGGCTTCTAGATCTAGATATGTGCCAAAGTAACCGCCAGCAGTAACGGTAATTGCGCCATCGTCATTAACAGGAGCAGTAATTTGAGGTTGTAATTGAACCTCAGGTGCTTTCCTAATTAATTCCCAGCCGAAAAGATTAATTGCCATGCATTAGCTCCATAATATAGATGGGGGGAGAAAACTCCCCCCAACCAAGGCTATTAGCCTACTAGTCCAAGACCAGCAGCAACTGCGCTCGCGCCACCTGCAACTTCTCTGTCATTTGCTAACCAGTATTGATACTGGAAGGTTACAGAGAATTCTTCGATGGTGTCGTTTGAACCCCAATCAAGTTCAATTGGTGACAAATCGATTGGAAACATTCCAACAAATTTGTATGACTTGATTGGTGATCCACCAGCCTTTGAGTACTGGAACACTTGAGCATCAGAAGCATATTGCTGAGATGTTAATGCTCTACGAAGATTCGTTTCATTATCATTAATGCCGCGAATCCAAGATTCCATTGCATTACGGATAACGAAGTCTTCATCGTTAATAATTGTTACTGTCCAATCAGCAAAAGTACGATTGCCAGCAACTTTAACTTCACGACCGAAGTAGTTTACTGGAACTGAACCTAATGTTGATCCAGGCAATTGAGCAGTTTTAACCATAAAAGATGATTTTACAGTTGCGGTAGAGCGACCCTGAACATATGAAGGAAAGTTTAGTCTTACTTCAAATAAATTAGGGCGAGCACCGTCACCTGTTAGCTGCTGACGAAATTGATTTACATTAAAAGCCATTGTTTTCTCCTGACTTTATCTAGTCTATTTATTAGAAGCGACCAACGATTTCGTCGAAGGCGACGCCAGTGCGAACAGCGACAAAGTTCAACTGGATATAGTTGATGCTTCTTGCTGGCTTAATGTAGATATCGCCAACAAACTCATTACGGTCAATAACTTCTGGAGTATTGTTTGTTTCGTCACAAACAACACGGAAGTCATAGATACCGCGACGACCTTGGACCAAGCGAAGGAATGGCTCAACTAGATTCACGAACTGAGCTCTTGTAAATTCATCATTGAATTCGAAGAGGCTGGCGCGTGATGCACGAGCAATTGCCTTCTCAAGAACAATAAACAAGCGACGAACGTTGATACGGTCGAATGCGCTTGGCTTTGCTTGCATCGTCTTATCGCCGAAGAGAACAGTGCCCTCTCCAGGGAACGATACAACTGGGTTTACACCAGCCTTGTACAATGTATCGCGCTGTGTTTGATTTGGGTTAAATGCTAGTTTAATGACATTCTTCAATTGACCGCGATTAAATCCAGCTGGTGAGAACCATGGATCGCGATCTTGGTCTGTACGAGCGCAGAGACCAGCAACGTCACCATTACACGGAATCCAACGGTAAATATCGTTGTACTTATCGTACTGATACTTCCAGTTGCTATCCATCACAGCATATGACGTTGATGTCAATGCATTACGGAAGTTCGTGATTGCAGTTACAGGATCTGCAGACTGCACATTTGCTAACGTTGGTGATACGAATGCAACGCAGTCTTTACGAGAAATAGCAAGACCAGTTACATAAGAAACTAGTGTTGCATCTGCGTTACCAGTCATAATTAAACTGATATCAACATTTTCTGATGAAGCAAATTGTCCATATGCAGTTTGAACGTTACCAGTGCTTGGTGCTTCATCTGTACCGCGAATAAAGCTGATGCCGTTAAGATTTTCACCATCGAATGCATGTGTTGAATTAGCGGCAACACCCCATGTGGCGCTGTTTTGACCCATGGCATAAACGTAGCGAGAATTGACATATAGAACATCGCGATAGTAGATTGATTCGCCACTTTCGCCTTTAGCATTAGATGCTTTAGAAACATTTGGGAATCTTTCTAGAACAGTGTTTGGTGTTCCTGAAATCAAACCGTCTTCATCGACAACTGCAATATGCATTTCGTCATTAGCGTCAGATTTATGGTTTGCAGCAACCCAAGTTGAAGTTCCTGGAGCAGCATCGAAGTATGGAGCATATGCCCAACTTGTAAATGCTGTGGCGTTTGCGTTTGCGCAAACAGCAATTTTCAATGAGTTTCCAAGAGATCCAGGATATCTTGCGGCAAAGGCAACATACTGATCAGATGCTGTGAAGTATGATTGGAAGTAGTGATCTTCGCTTCTAACCTTAACGTTACTTTCATATGTTGCAGTAGAAACGTTTAGTGCAATTGCAGTGTTTAGATTACCTGAATCTGCACGAGAGACGAACAAACTATTGCTGTATGATAGAAAGTTTGCTGCAGTGAAGAAGGTTAATGCTGTAATTGAGTCTGGTTTCCCGTAAACCTCAACAAGTTGATCTTCTGAAGAAACTTGACGGATTAGGTCGACTGGACCCCATTGGAATGCGCCACCGATGGCGCCAGTAGATGTTGAAACTGATGGGACAACCGTTGTTGTGTCAATTTCAGATACATTCACGCCTGGAGATACTTGAAAAGCCATGTTTTTGCTCCTGTTTTGGAGATAAAGAAACTTACTAGTTATTTAGTATTTTGATGTTTTTAACGCTGCACAACGTCCCAAAGTGCTCCATCTGCAACAAATCGATGATCTGGATCATCTACATCGACGTGTCCACCCAAGAAAGTTGGTAAGGATTCTTCTTCGATTTGTTTCATTTGCTCTTCGTGTAGTTTCTTTTTAATATCAGTATTAGTCAATTCGGCAAAAAATGTTTGATTTGTCATCCATCCAAACAAAACTAGAGTCATAACTAGATCATCATGACTACCCTCTTCAGCCTCAAAACTGGAACCTTTTGAGATAAATGTAGAAAGTTCTGAAATTGTATCAAAATCTTGGACTATCAACTTTTGACCTTCAATTAAATTTTTCATTAAAGAACAGCCAAGACGCTTTACCGATTTGGTTGTTCGAATACCACGTTGAGATTTATTGCCATATCCCCATGTTAGAACTATCTTTTTCTGCATTTCTACTGTAGAAAGTATATTTTCATATTCATAATCTTCGAATAGAGAATCAACAATTTGCTGTCCATTATCATTAATTTCGACGAGAGCATATGCTTGATTATAATAGTCACACACACGTTTTATAATCGAAGGATATACTAATGGGCTTATATTATTATCTTTATATGTACAAACCTGGCGATAAGGAATACTAGAAACATCCATAACGCTGAATGCAGAGTAATCTAACCCCTTACCTCTAGATGTATCGACAATAACTGTGTATGTGTGCTCTGGAATTGGTGCTTGGTAGATTCGGATTCCATTTTCACTTAGATGTGCAGGTTTAACGAACGCAAGAGATTTAAGCGCAGCAGCAGAAAGTAGAGTTCCTGATGAACCCATAAATTCGCATTCCATTTCTTGAAGGAATTTTTGCTCACCAAGAACACGACGCTGTTCATCTGCCCATTGCTGAGTTCTTCCTGGAACCTGACGCCAGTTAGCCTCAACGTGTGTGAATCCATTTTGACCTTCAACTGCCTCAGTCCACATTCTATAGAAGTGATTCATACCGTTTGGCGTTGAAGAGATTAAAATCTTCGAAGTTGTACCAGAAGAAATCGTAGGATAAACGGATGTGAAGAATTCTTCAGCAATGTTACTCGGTACAAATGCAAACTCGTCAAGATACAGTAATGAGATAGAGAAACCACGAATCGCACTTGATGCTGTTGAATTGGCAAGAACACGGCAACCGTTTTCTAATTCAATATCGCCTTTGTTCCAAACTTTAACACCCTGCTGAATCCACATTGGCAATGCTTCATATGCCAATTTAATACGAGCAAGAATTTCTCTAGATGTACTGGCTTTGTTTGCAAGGATGGCAACTGTTTTGTCTTGATTAAAAAGAATGTACCAAAGGATATAGCCAACAATAATTGTAGTCTTACCAACCTGACGACCCGCCTTTACGATTACACGACGATTCTCATTAATATCAGTGACAACTTGTTTCTGGAAAGGATACAGTTCGATTTGAACAAAACCTTTATCAAGTGTAATGATCTTGACATAATTCTCAATAAAATATGTTGGATCTTGCGAGCACTTGAAGAACTCACGGACTTGATCTTCCGTGAGATTCATCGCCATATTCACTCGCTTTAACTTGGGATTGCCAAGATAATGTTTTAGTTTAGCCGCTATTGGATTCATTCTTTAATTGTCGCAATAACTCAGCAGTGCTTCCAACGAATACTGCCTTGTCCACTGAAATATTTTGTTGAGTTGGTTGTTCAGGACCATTCAATTCTTTTTGTTGTTTCTGTAAGATCATCAACTTCTCTGTAACGTCAGAGAGATTCTTGATCATGTTTGCTGCTACTTCATACGCTCTTGGATGTTGCGATTCTCTCGCCACTTCAAGAATGCCGTCCAAAGCCTCATTACCTTTTTCGATAAGATTGTAATAATTAGCACGAGAATAGTCAGCGTCAGGATTATCAGCTGATCTGTCTGGCTCATGAATAGTAACACTTTTATTGTCCTCAGTTACAACAGGAATATAATCAGTGTTCAAAATCGATGCTAAATTTTTATCTACTTCACTCATGTTATATCAGGAAATTCTTCCAATGTAGTATCGAATCCAAATGCTGTGTTAACGTTTGCAGTATTTGGATTTGGGGTAACAGTGAGTTTTGTTAATTGTCCTGTTACTTCTGATGTTGAAATTAAATTGTATGCAGCATTTGTAACAGCACCAAATACAAATCTTCCTGTTTGGAATATTCCTTTTGTGTCAACAACAACTAGCGTATTTGTTGAAGCATTCCATGATTGTACAAATGCTGTTGCATTCGCTGAAAGTGCAGACCTACCTTCATAAACTAACTCATTGACCTTATAGTTGCCAGTTCCGCCAGAACCTGTGGCAGTATTAACTGTGAACGATCTCAATTCTGATGATTGATATGTGCTATCGTAAGTATTTGCTGTCACTTTTCTGATAATATCTGTGTTTGATACTGGACCATACATAAAACCTTTCATTGTAAACGTCAAGGTCCATATGATCATTCTTGTTGTATCAGGGCTTCCTTCTGCATCAACAGAAGAGTTAATCGATTGAAGCACAACTGGTAAATCAACATTTTGCCCTAATCCAAGAACATCTCCCGTTAAAGTCAAGTCTGGATTAAAATATGGCAAAATTTGTTCGACAATTTGAGTTCCGTCTTCAACGTTACGAACATATATGCTCAAACTAAAATCAAAATTATATGGAACAGCTCTAAATGATTTTATAGTGCTTGCATCACTAGGTAAAAACGTTTGATTAAAGTTACTAATTTTTCGTAATGGATCATAAGAAATTGCATCTAGTTCAAAACTCATTCGTGGTAGAGTTATTTGAACAGTACGGTCTAAATTTGAATCTTGAATAATTCGATTATAGAATTTTTCTTTTTGTGCATATGATAGTGGCACTGTTATTCTTTCAATTTCTGCAGTACCTGCTTTGTTATATCTGACCAATTTAATGTCATTAAAAATGGTGCCGAATGCCACGACCATCTTACGAATTGTTCTATGATAAAAATGTGATCTAGAAAGCATTATGGCTCACCAAATGGATTTGTTTCTGTAAAATCTAAGAAATTGTCACCCTCAGTTTCAATTCTAACGTTATCATCATAATCATTAGAAGAATCTTCTTGAACGTTTCCACTGACTAAAGTCCAAGATGCATTACTTGATGCTCCAGTTATTGTTGTATTATTTGCAAATATTCCCTTTGCATTCCTAATTTTAAGTTTTCTTGTAACTTTATCCCAAGAAGAAACATAACCAAATGCTGTTGCAACTGACACATTTGCCCCTTGGAACACTTTTTCGTTTAATGTGAAGGTGCCTGTTCCACCTGCAGTGAGAGAATATTCAACGTTGAATGCAGTTTTATTCCCAAGGTCATCAATTTCAGTTGTTCCAGTATTGAACAATTCTCCATTATACTTAAACGCTTCAATACTCAATCCAAACATGTATGGTTGAACTTTACCTGCTTGGAAAAAATTCTTTTCTTCTTCAACAAATTTAATTTCCATTAATTTTTGTTGAACTGGTAACCAAATTAAGTCACCCTCTTTCGGAACAACTTCTCCAGAAATAGGAGTGACGTATCGATTGAATGACCTTCTAGCAACTGCTAATTTTGCAGACTTTTGAATCTCTAAACCAAACTTAGAGAAAAATTCTTGATTGCCTTCAAAGTCTTGGAATGATTCCATGTAAACTTCAATCTTAATTGCATCATTAAATGTTTTGACAGGATCATCTCCGAATAGTTCATCGGTAGATGACTGCGATGCTCTTGGGAGATAGTATACATCGATGCCATGATTTTTAATTGATTCGATAATCAAATCTTCAATTAAAAATTGCTCAGATGTTGCTTTCTGGTTGTTGAAATAGACACTAGTTGCCATTTTAGCCTACAAACATTTGAGGTGGTTCTTCGTATACGTCTCTTAGTTTATCTTCTAACGCTGCAACTTCTATGACTGCATCGTTATAAATTTTTTCTCCATTAACGACTAAACCGCCTGGAAGCGTATAATTTGCATATTTGGTGATATTTGCACCCCATTGTTCTTTAAACAGAGCTGTAGTGTATTCTTTAACCCATGTATCATTAAACACTTTGCTATAGCAATCAGCATCGACAACTCGAATTGCCTCAAAACACAAATAGTTGTTAACAACAAATTTACCAGCCCAATCAGTCAAAATATTAAGTTTATTAATTTTCTTGTTGTATGTGTATGGAAACTCTCCAGTAACAATCATGTCAAGCATTGATAAATGCTCTTGAGCGATAACGTAGTAAGTGTAAGAACTCGAAGTTAGGTTATAAAAGTCATTTAAACGAAGCTGGTAATTAATATCAAATATATTAAAACCAGAAGATGATGTTGATGAAACAGAAGATCCGCTAAATGGAAACACTCTGCTCACACCCACGATACTATCTGCAAGTTTAACGTATTTGTTTAGAATATCCGCGTTTGTGATTTTATGTGCAAGATATATCTTTTCGGTTCCATCGTAGTGATAATCTCTAAATTTACCGAGAGCGTCATCGATTCGATCTTCTAATTGATCGTCGTCGACATTAATGTCGATAACTGGAAATCCGAGTTTTCGTAGACAGTAATCTTTTAATTCTGAGCGGGTTGTTGGTGTTGCCATGGAGATAGAACCTCTCTAATTATTCTATATTTAGTTCTCAACCAATCTACCGTTTCTAGAACTATAAACAAGATTCGGATCCATATGAGCAAACTGCTCCCAATTAGGCTCACCCTCTAAAATGCGTCTTCCAGTAGAGTTTTCTCCGATATGCTCTATCAAATTCTCTCCATTCGAACCTTTTAACGTTGCAGAATACATCTGATGAAAATAATCCAAATAAACCATTATCATCCCTTCGTTAATGTTAAAATTCCAATAATTCGTAAATGGATAATTTGTAATGTTTTTGCGATAAAGAGAGAAAATGATTGGAAATGTTTTTGTATTTTTAGAATAATAATATTGAGAAAACATGGTATCGGTTTCTTCTATTTTACTTTCTGTTTCATGAAAGTACCATGGCTGTCGCTGCAGCACAACAGAAGCCATCTTTTCGTCTGATTCTAAACAATTAATCAGATCATCGATCTTAATTTTATGTTTTAAAAGAACATCATCTTCTTGATGGAGAACATAATCATAATCAGTGGTCTTAAGCCAATTAAAAAAGTTGGTCCAGGTTACAGATAATCCCAAATTTTCTGTATTGAGCCATAGCAATGTATTATGCGTTTTTGCCAACAAATTAAAGATAAAATCGTTTCTTGTTCTTGGATAATCATCTACTATCAAACGTGTGACTTGATGATCCCCATAATCTATGTTATGGAGAGTTTCTAAAGTTTGTGTAAGATATTGTAATCGATTACACGAAAAGATTACATGAAGAATTTTCATTAGAATTCTGTATTAAAGAAAAACGTTTGGAATAGCCGACCATCTTGTAATGAATTGCCAAAGTAATCTACAGAAGCGTGATACATGTTTCCTCGATATAACACAATACGGTTAAATTTGTTGGAAACATAATCTGTCATTTCCCACTTGGTGTGATCATACCCATCATGATGCGGAGCGTCATTGTTTGTTCTCTCGTATTCTTTTGTTTCCTTCCAGCGATATAAGGCAGTGCCAGAAGAAAGTGGTGGATCAGGATTTAAATAACAAACACCTGCCCAAGTATTAAAACTGTCTGCATGAATCCATGTTCTATCTTTGGATGTGCAAATTTGAAATGCGCCAGTGTATCCAGAATCTTCGAACCAATGAGTGATTTTGCCGCCAGCGTTTTGAACAATGTGTTGTATTGATGATTTGAGATCATCTGGAAGGTATGGTTTTGTTCTTAATCCAGGATAATTTCCAGAAACCTCAAATTTAAGAGAAAGAGCAAATGCTCTAACGTTCTCTGGATTGCTATAAAAATCATCGACAATAATAAGTTTCGTTTTCATTTGATCACCTTAATAGTACATAAACCTTGCTGATGTTCCATCCCATCCACAAACTCTCCAATCTGTCTCAACAATATCTTTTTCATATGGTCGCGTCAAGTAATATGATAGAGTTTCAATATCATAATGCGCCATAGATTTTTGTTTTAATAAATGTATTGTTGCTTCATTAATATCTATCATTTTGTCTAATTGAGAACTACCAAATGCATATAAGACTGTGCAATATTGATGCAAACGATTATTATTTTGCTCTGTTCTTCTATCTATAAAATGATAGTTCCATCTATCTTGCCACTCAAAATTTAGTGGTCGTTTAAAAAACATTTTATGCAAATTTTCGACATTGAATAAAGAATCATTCAAATCAAAATAAAAGTATCTACCGCAACCTTTAATAATATAATCATATTCAAGAATTTCTTTTTTAAATGCTCTATAAAATGTATTCAACAATAATGATTCGCACAAACTTTTATTTGGATGTGTGTTGACAACATCAAATGCATTTCTATCAATTTCTTTTAATGGAATAAATTCTGTATTTCTAAAAAAACGAAATAAATGTTGATACTCAGCATAATCTTCTGAAGAGTCTACAAAAATAATTTTAGAATCTGGAAACGCATTTCTTATAGAGTTAACAGTAAAGATACTTTGACGAAATCGTTCCTCTTTTGAGAAAACAGTTCGAACTTTGCTGTATGTTAACGGTGCTTCTTTTGTTTGAATAGAAGAACCGACTACAAATAACTTATTCATAAAAATTGTTCTTTATAATTTTTAACAGATATTGTCTATGGAGTTCGTGAACATTTTCGTCAGAATAATCTAAACCATGATATCGACATTCGAATGGATCTATAGATTCTATGTCATTCATTGCATTTATTAATGATTTAAAGTCTCTAATTCTATATCCTGTAACACCATCAATAACAATCTCGGGAAATGCGCCCCAATCAGTTGTGATGACTGGTGTACCAGAAAGATTTGCTTCAATTACCATATTACCAAATGGCTCAACATAATATGTTAAACCTAACAAACATTTGGCATTTTTCATTAATTGTTTTCTTTGTTCTGCATTCGCAACACCAAACATCTCAACATGATCTGGTGTTTTACTGTATCCTAAATTTTTCAAATTTCCAGGACCAGCAATTATTAATTTTTTACCAAGTTTTTGTGTTGCTTGGATTGCAAGATGTATTCCTTTCTCTTCAACAACTCTACCAAAATATAAAAAATAATCTTCTTTTTTATCAGAATACTCAAATTCTTCAATAGTGAATGGGTTTGGAATTACTGCATCAAACCAAGAAGGGTTCATAAGCATTCCACGCTCGCCATAAAACATATGCATTTGCGCATAAGAGGTGAATGCTCGATATGGTGCAAATATTCCATTCGCTCTATACCCAATCGATGGTTCGACCCATTTACAGTTTGGATTCATCTCACATGCAAGTTTATTGTCTACGCCAAAAAAACAAACAATGATATCACCATCAGATGCTCTTTGTCTAATTTGAGCACCAGCAATTTCATTGAATCGTTTTATTTCTTTTGGGGTTGTATCAACATCGATATGCTCACAGTCGACTTGTGCGCCTGGAATTCCATAATGAATCATCTCAAAGTGTTGAGAAAGATGTTTAATGTATTTGTAACCGTGGACTGCGAATGGATCAGTGCGGTTCATCAATCCTGTTGGATTGCGCGGATTAACAAGAACATGTATTTTCATAATAAACTCACATACTAATAAAATCTATTTATCGAACATCCTTCATCGTCAATGTTCCCCAGAATGTGGTGCCACCATCATATGTCAAGAATGTCCAAAGGTCGCGTGCATTTGCATCTGTTGTTGCTGGAGGAATCGTGCCACCAGCCCAATAAACAGTATTAGTCCATGATGGAGTTTTACCACCAGTGCCGTCTTGAATCACCAACATTGAAATTAATTGACCTGTTCCAGAGGCTGGTGCATTTGCAAAGGTGAATGCAGTACTTCCAGTTAATACATGACGGAAATAATTTGAGTTTGATAGATCAACAGTGTTTGCTGTTGTTGTCGCAGTGCAAGCGACCATAAAGTCTTTTGCACCTCTCAAAGTTATTCTTGTCGTGCCATCAGAAACATTATTTGCCGCTGTGTATGCAGCGTTTGCTTGACCATAAGCATTATTGGCTTGTGTGCGTGCAGTGTTAGCCTGATCGCGTGCTGCATTAGCCTGACCATAAGCATTGCCAGCAATTGTCACACCAGAGTTTGCTTGACCATACGCAGAATTTGCTGTATCGCGAGCAGTGTTTGCTTGAGTTCTAGCAGTGTTTGCTTGATCACGAGCATTATTTGCTTGACCGTAAGCATTACCAGCAATGGTTACTCCAGAATTTGCTTGAGCATATACAATGTTCGCATGAGCATATGCGCCATTAGCCTGTGCATAGGCACCGTTGGCTGTATCTCTGGCAGTGTTTGCCTGACCGCGAGCAGCATTTGCCTGACCATACGCAGCGTTGGCTTGACCATATGAATTTAGCGCATTTGTTTCAGAAGTATTAGCAGCACCATATGCATCATTAGCAGTTGTTCTAGCAGTGTTTGCTTGGTCGCGAGCAGTGTTGGCTTGACCATATGCGCTCAATGCAACTGTTTCTGCTGTATTTGCTTTACCGTATGCATCATTAGCAGTTGTTCTAGCAGTATTAGCCTGAGCGTAAGAATCGTTTGCTGTCCCGCGAGCAGTATTTGCCTGGTCACGAGCAGTATTTGCTTGAGCGTAAACTATATTTGCATGCGCATACGCACCATTGGCTTGTGCATATGCACCTTGAGCAGTAGTCTGTGCTGAATTTGCAGCACCATATGCATCATTAGCAGTTGCGCGAGCCGTGTTTGCTTGACCATAAGCGACATTCGCCTGACCATATGCAGTATTTGCTTGGTCTCTAGCGGCATTTGCTTGAGCATATGAATTTAGCGCATTTGTTTCAGAAGTATTAGCAGCACCGTATGCGTCATTGGCTGTATTGCGTGCGGTGTTAGCCTGAGCATAAGAATCATTAGCAGTGTTGCGTGCGGTATTTGCTTGATCTCTTGCGCTATTTGCTTGACCATAAGCAGCATTGGCTTGATCATTTGAAATAGTTAGATTTGCTTGCGTTGCAACAGCATTACCAACAAGCAAGATGCTATTGGCTTCAAGATTTGCTCGAAGTGTTGCCATAATTGTATTAGCAACATCGATGACATTATTCTCATGACCTTCGTCAGCTAATCCTGTAAAGAGATAGAATTTACCATCTCCTGCATGACGAGCAAGACCAGAGTGTTGATAAACTCCAGCAGTATTATGACCACCCATGAAACCGATATCGACAAGATCACTGGTTTCATTATTAGCAGCCAAATAAATCAATGG